TAATAAGTAACAGATAAACAACTTATCGAAAGGAGGCATCAACTTTGAGGAAAACAAAGCAATCAGAGTCTTCTAGGATGATGCGTCCAGCATTAACACCAGAAGCAAGAGAAAATCAGCTTGTTTCTTTGGCTGTTGATTTAGCAGAAAAGCAGTTGCGAGAGGGAACCGCATCATCGCAGGTGATTACTCACTATTTAAAGCTTGGTTCCACAAAGGAGAAAATCGAAAAAGAGATTTTAGAGAAGCAAAAAGAACTGATAGAAGCAAAAACTCAAAATCTGAAATCCATTGAAAATTCAGAAAAGCTTTATGCAGATGCATTAAAAGCGTTTCGTGGTTATAGTGGCCATGGAGATGAGGTGGACGATGCGTAAATGCTATGAAGAATTATCACAGCTTTTAACTTTTAAAGAACGATACGAATATCTTCGATTGGATGGAGTAGTTGGAGAAGAAACGTTTGGGTTTGATCGATATCTTAATCAGATATTTTACAATTCTAAAGAATGGAAGGACATTCGGAGAAAAATTATCATTCGCGATAACGGATGTGATCTTGGATTGGACGGTTACGAAATTCGTGGAAAGATTCTTATTCATCATATGAATCCAATAAGGCAGCAGGACATATTGTTGCGAACTGATCTGGTTCTTAACCCAGAGTATTTAATCACGACAACTCTGTCAACTCACAATGCTATACATTATGGAGATGAGAAACTACTTTTAACAGTTCCGAATGAACGACAAAAAAATGACACCTGCCCATGGCGGCATTAGGAGGGAATTAACATGGATGAAAATAAAAAGCCACTTACTGGTGTGGTGGTAAATTGTATGAATTTGAATATTCGCAAAGATCCGACGCAGACATCAAGATCATTAGGAATCATCGGCTCGGATACAGTTGTAACAGTTTGCGATGATAAGTCTGTTTCCGGTTTTTATAAAGTCAAGACCGGAGATGGAATCAGCGGGTATTGCATGAGCGAGTTTATAAAACTCTGCTAGATGGAGGTGCGATCATGAATATTACAGATAGTGTACTGACATCAATCAAAAAATTACTCGGAATCGCAGAGGAGTATGAACATTTCGATGCGGATTTGATCATGCACATCAATTCTGTGTTCTCGATTCTTACACAGCTTGGTGTCGGTCCGTCCAAAGGTTTCATGATCGAAGATAAGAATGCAACATGGAAAGATTTCATTTCTGACGAATCCAAATACATGCTTGTCAAATCTTATATGCATTTGAAGGTCAAACTTCTTTTCGATCCGCCGATTAGTTCGGCAGTATTAGAGTGTTATAAAACACAAATCAGCGAGTATGAATGGCGTTTGAATGTTGCAGCGGAAAACAGTGACACTGATCCGGACGAGCCCGAGCATTATTCTGGATCATATGAAGTTACACCAAAGGCCCATCAAACTCAAACTTTGGATACATCTGGAAAAGTTCTTAGTGAGGATCTTGTTATTCACGAAGTTCCGTATTACCAGACGTCAAACAGTAGCGGTGGTGTTACCAGCTACATCGCAAAGGAGGGAGATTCAAAATGAATAACACCTATTTAGCACATCATGGAATTCTTGGAATGAAATGGGGAGTTCGAAGGTCAGAGGCACAGCTTGCTAGAGCCAGGGGGCATTCCCCCAAGTCTTCTGATGATAAGAATGAGGTATCAGCACGCAAGGCTGCCGTTAAGAATCGGCGAACAATGTCCGATGCTGATTTGAAGAAGAGGGTTGAGAGACTTAAATTAGAACGTGAGTTCAAGAGTCTTACTGAAGATGATATCGTACCTGGTAGAAAGTATGTTTCAGAAATTCTTTCTGCGTCGGGAAAGAAAGCGTTGACTATGGCCGCGGCCGGTGCAATGACCTATGCCGTTAAGACCGCAATGACAAAGGAATTCAACCTTAAAGAGGCCGCACAGTATATCGCAGCAAACCCGAATAAAAAGAAGTAGGAGAATAAAACAATGGCGTTATCGAACACTGCCGTCCCGAAATACTACGGCATGTTTCGTGATGCCGTAATTCGTGGCGAAATTCCGGTATGTCGAGAAATCGAGATGGAGATGAATCGAATCGACGATCTCATTGCAAATCCGGGAATTTATTACGACGATCAAGCGGTAGAGGGCTTTATCAGCTATTGTGAGAATGAGCTTACTTTAACTGACGGTTCGGATTTGAAGCTGCTTGATACATTTAAGGTTTGGGCTGAGCAGATTTTTGGTTGGTACTATTTCGTTGAGAGAAGTGTATATGAGCCATATGAAGATGGACATGGAGGGCATTACGTCACGAAGTCTATTCGAAAAAGGTTGGTTAATAAGCAATATCTAATAGTGGCCAGAGGTGCTGCAAAGTCAATGTATGGTTCATGCTTGCAGAATTTCTTCTTAAATGTGGACGTCACAACGACGCATCAGATAACCACAGCTCCTACGATGAAGCAGGCAGAAGAGGTATTGTCACCGATTCGAACAGCTATTACTAGATCAAGAGGACCTTTCTATAAGTTCCTAACAGAAGGATCGTTGCAGAATACTACCGGATCGAAAGCAAATCGAATGAAATTGGCATCCACCAAGAAAGGAATTGAAAATTTCCTTACTGGATCGCTTCTCGAAATTCGACCAATGCGAATCGACAAGCTTCAGGGTCTTCAGCTTAAAGTAGCGACAGTGGATGAGTGGCTTTCTGGCGACATTCGAGAAGATGTAATCGGAGCGATCGAACAGGGTGCATCTAAGGTAAATGACTATCTCATTGTTGCGATCAGTTCAGAGGGTACTGTTCGTAATGGTGCCGGTGATACAATCAAAATGGAATTGATGGACATTCTTAAAGGAGACTATGTCAATCCTCATGTATCCATTTGGTGGTATAAACTTGATTCCATAGATGAAGTTGCCGACCCGGACAAGTGGTTGAAAGCAAATCCTAATTTAGGAAAAACTGTTTCTTATGAAACCTATCAGCTCGATGTCGAAAGAGCGGAAAAAGCACCGGCTGCCAGAAATGATATTTTGGCAAAACGATTTGGGCTTCCTATGGAAGGATATACATATTACTTTACATATGAAGAAACACTCCCGCATCGTCATAGAGATTATTGGCAAATGCCGTGTTCATTAGGAGCGGATCTATCTCAAGGTGACGATTTCTGTGCATTTACATTTCTGTTTCCGTTATCCAATGGTTCATTCGGTGTTAAAACGAGAAACTATATTTCTTCATTAACTCTTATGAAACTCCCAGCAGCAATGCGAATCAAATACGATCAATTCATGAAAGAAGGAAGTCTTATTGTTTTAGAGGGGACTGTTCTTGATATGATGGAAGTATATGAGGACCTCGATAATCACATTGTTGAATGCGGTTATGATGTTCGCTGCTTTGGATACGACCCATATAATGCTAAAGAATTTGTTGAGCGTTGGGCTAATGAAAACGGACCATTTGGAATTGAAAAAGTTATTCAGGGTGCCAAAACGGAATCGGTTCCATTAGGAGAGTTAAAGAAACTGTCCGAAGAAAGGATGCTCCTTTTCGATGAGGATTTGATGACATTTGCAATGGGAAACTGTATCACTTTAGAAGATACTAACGGAAACCGTAAATTGCTGAAAAAGAGATATGAACAAAAGATAGATGCAGTTGCTGCGATGATGGATGCATATATCGCGTTCAAAGCAAACCGGGAAGCATTTGAATAGGGAGGTACAATCTATTGATAGCTAAGTTGATTGATAGTGCGTTTACTTTGCGTCCATACACTGTTCGAAAAGTAGCTAGAAACGAATCGACTGTTTTGATGCATTATGGCGTAAAAGGCATGAAATGGGGAGTTCGAAGAACACCGGAACAGTTAGCTCATGATAGAAATTCTATTCAAGCTAGGATGTCTAATCGTCTTAAAACCCCAATCAAAGCATCGAACGGAATCATGATTTCAAAATTCTCGGAACATGCTCTCAATAGAACACAGATGGATTCTAGGCCAGTTACTGTTGAGGGTATAATGGATGCGTTGAAAAACCCATTAAATCATGATACCATAAAAACAAAAACCGATAAACTTGGGCGTCCTAGTCAACAATTCATCGGTAAATCGACAACAGTCGCTGTAAATCCTGAAAATGGAGTTATAACAACTGCTTGGTGTACAGGTGAAAGAACGAAACGCAAGTATTCGTAGGAAGGAGGAGCATATGTTTGACGATAAAGAAATTTCACTTATGCGATCATTAGGATTGGATTGCGATTTTAACAATTTATCAGATGACGATGATTATTGGATGATTATCGAAGAGAAAGTCGGAGCACATTTAACATTGGAATGTTTGGATGAAAACTACAATCCAGATGAAAACGGTGCGATATGCGAATCAATCCTTGATAAAATACCAAAATAAAACTATTAAAGATCTCTTGTAATAAAGAGGTCTTTTTTTTTGACCATTTAGGAGGTGATTATTCAAAATGGGTTTATCATTAAGTTCCATCGTTAAAAACGTTTGGAATGTTTTTTCTAATCGATCTCCGACTGGGGAATATAAAGATATTGGTTCTGGGTATTCATACCGTCCGGATCGTTTTCGACTTACTAGGGGGAATGAAAGGTCAATCGTTACCTCAGTATATAACAGAATCGCTTTAGATGTAGCCGCCATCAACATTCAGCATGTCAAGTTGGATGATGAAGGGCGGTTTTTAAGTATTGTAAAAAGCGGTTTGAATGACTGTTTGTCAATCGAAGCCAATTTGGATCAAACTGGTCGAGCATTCATTCAGGATGTTGTTATGTCCATGATAGATGAGGGGTGTGTTGCTATCGTTCCTGTTGATACAGATGACGATCCTGACGACACAACTGGGTATCAAATCCTTTCGATGCGTGTTGGGCGTATTAAAGATTGGTATCCAAAACACGTTCGGGTGGAGGTTTATAACGAGAATACAGGACGTAAGCAAGAAATAATCGTTCCGAAACACACAGTTTCAATCGTAGAAAATCCGCTATACGCAGTAATTAACGAGCCTAACTCTACCATGCAACGGCTTGTACGAAAACTGAATTTATTGGATGCGGTTGATGAACAGAGTAGTTCTGGAAAATTGGATTTAATTATTCAGTTACCTTATGTAATCAAATCGGAAGCAAGACGTCAGCAGGCAGAGCAACGACGTAGAGATATTGAGAAGCAGTTGTCCGGTTCCAAGTATGGTATTGCTTATACTGATGGAACTGAAAGAATCACACAGTTGAATCGTTCTTTGGAAAATAATCTAATGAAGCAGATTGAATACTTAACGAGTATGCTTTACAGCCAGTTAGGAATCACTCAGAGCATCTTGGATGGTACCGCAGACGAGAAGACTATGCTGAATTATTACAATCGGACAATCGAACCCATTATTTCTGCAATCGTCGATGAGATGAAACGAAAATTCTTGACGAAGACTGCTAGATCTCAGAACAAGTCAATCATGTTCTTCAGAGATCCATTTAAGCTTGTGCCAGTAGCGGATCTTGCTGAAATTTCTGATAAATTTACCAGAAATGAAATTGCTACTTCAAATGAAATTAGACAGGTGATTGGTTGGAAACCATCTACTGATCCTAAGGCTGATGAATTGAGAAATAGCAACTTAAGTGAACCTAATGCTGGCGGTTCTGTATCGGATACCACAAATGGTGATGAAACTGAATCCAGCGACACCAGTGCTTATGATTCCCTGGTCAATGAGGTGCTTGATAGCATTTCTGCACAGATTGATGACATCATTGGTAATTATACGTCTGACGGCGATGAGGAGGATGATTCTTAATGGACGAACCTAAAGTTGCAGTTCTTAGACATTATGCATCGCCCTATTACGACCCTCAGAAAGCTCATGAGTATTATATGCGTACCAGAGAACTAAAGGGGCGTTCTACTACATCGCTGAATGATGAGGGAAAGAAGATTTGGTCTTATACAAAAAATAACATCAAATCTGAAAAGACTGCAAAGGTCAAAGAAGAGCAGGAGAAGCGAGACCAAAAGATTACGGAACTTCGTGCAAAAGCGGATGCTACGAAAGAACAGATATCTTCTCGATTGAAAGAATTGAATGAAGCTTTAACTAAAAATGCTTCTGACAAAAAGAAGAGCATTGATACTGATAAAGATTCTGAGTTGGAAGATATTGAGAAAGAGTCGTCAAGCGAAAAGGGACGAATCGATAATAAAAAGAACGCAGAAATTGAGCGTTTGATGGCGATAGAAATTCCGTCCGGGTTATCAAAAGCAGAGCGGGTTAAGCGCGTAGCAGAAAGAACCGAAAAGATCGCAAAGCTTAGAACCGATGCAAAGTCAGATAAAGCCAAAATCAGTAGTGATGCAAAATCTGACAAAGCCGGTGTTCGAACCGATGCAACCAATAAGAAAGCAAAAGTATCATCCGACACAAAAGAAGAAAAAGCAGAGAATCAAGCTAATGCCAAGAGTGAGCGAGTAAAAGTTAGCTCTGAGCTGAAAGCAGCGATTAAATCGGTCAGAGAGGCTTATAAAGCAGCGAAAGCTGACCTCGATTCCCGATATGAACAAACGTATCAGGACGAATTCGATAAAATTCAATCGGAGTATAAGAAAGTTAAGAAATCTAAGAAATCTAAGAAAAAGTCTTCCAGTTCATCAAAGAAGACATCCCATCCGTTATCGTATTACATCAGAAAGAAGTAGGAGGTAAAAATCAAAATGAAGTATGACTTTGGTGGCTGGGCCACTAGAAACGATCTTCAGTGTGCTGATGGGCGAGTCATTAAAAAAGACGCATTCAAAGCACAGAATGGGCAGACAGTCCCGTTAGTATGGATGCATAACCATACTGATCCGGCAAACGTTCTCGGATTAGCACATCTCGAAAATAGAGATGAGGGCGTTTATGCATATTGCGAATTCAATAATAACGAATCTGGAAAGACTGCTCGTGAGCTTGTAAAACATGGCGACGTGCGGTCTTTATCTATCTTCGCTAATCAGTTGACGCAGACTGGCTCCGATGTTCTCCACGGAATCATCAGAGAGGTGAGTATTGTTCTGGCCGGAGCCAATCCGGGTGCATTCATCGATGATGTTGTAGCACATGGCGATGGCGAATCCGGAATGGTCATCGGGTATGACGAAATGATTATGGGCTATCTGGAGCATTCCGCAGATGA